ACAAGAGCAGCGTCGATTTGCTGTGCGATTGCGCTCGCAGGCGTGTACGACGTAGCCTGCACAACGGCTTTCACCAGCACGCGCGGGCGCAGGAAGATTCTGGAAACCGACGGGTCGCCTAGCGCGTTCAACTCGCCACTCGATTGCAGCGAGAAAACAATAAGCGGGAACGCTGCATTCTGGGGAGCGATTGAGTCATAAATGCGACCAGCGACAAGCGCAGAAACGCCTGCGTGGGTCGCGAGCTTCGCCCGCAAAAACTCCGCCAGCGCCAGATACTCATTGCCAGGGTTCATGGCCTCGCACCCTCTTGAACCGCCCTCTCAATCATCCGACCAAACTCCTGCCGTAGCGAATCGACAGACGGCCCCACGTACGGCCTCGCGGCCATTTTCACCGTACCGTACTCGTGATAAATGCCATAATGCACGCCAACTCGCAGCACAGCGTTCAGGTCGTTCCGCTGAATCACTTTGACTGAATTGTACAGGTCCCCTGTGTCCACGATGTTTTTCGCCCGAATCGTTGACTGCGTGCGATTTTGCAGTTCAAACGCTGTACGCCGGACAACGACCGACAGCAGACGCCGCGTTTTGGTTCCCACGGCAGGAGTGCGATCCAACGTTTTCCGCATTCTGAATTGTCCGACCGCCATTGGATTGCCTTACGATATCTCGGCGAGTACAACAATCGTCGTTAGATTGTTGGATCGCGCTCCGAACCCGGCAATGACTTCATACTCTATACCGTTGACTTTTGCGCGGTCCTTCGGCCTCACATCAGTACCATGCGGGACGTTCAATTGCCAGCCTGCGATACGCTGAAGCGTCGAGCCGACTTCCTGTTCCCGCGCCGAACGAGTTGTTTCTAGCAACTGACATGCCGCAGTCGCGACCGTTGACCATGTGAGAGTCTCGCCTCCAACCTCATCCGACGCAGCAGACGCCCGACGAATCTCCACCACGTCGGCGAAAGTCGCCTCCGCTGCCGCGCGTAGTAACGCCAGTTCTGCGGCTGGAATCGTCGCACTCATAGATTGAAAATCCAGGGTTTTGCCGTGTTGTTTTCGTCAACGCGACCTGCGGGAGTCGGCTTCGTCAAATCGACGATAAACGATCCATTGACTCGCGCTTTCCAACGCTCCGCCGCTTTCAGCAGGTTAGCCATGAGTTGCGAACGATTCATTGTCTGGGAACCAGTAGTGAAATCGTATGCGTTCGCAGCTTTCGTCGCCCGTAGCTCTAGCGCCCGGTGAATCGCGTACGCCAAATCCCATGTCGGAGTCCATTCCTCGTCGGCGACCGTCAGCCCGTCGGCGTCGGGACGGCGTGCCAGCCCAACGAACTGATCTAGCTCTGCGTCAGACAGTTCAGGATAGGCAGACGTATCCGCCATCGTACCGATAAACGTTTTGGCCTCAGCAACGGTCATCGCCGACTCTCGTGAATGCGACCAAACTGCGCGCCAACGCTGTATGCTGCCAGCGCGAATCGGTCGCGACGAATCCATCCACAAACGCGGTCACACCTCCGCCGAATCGAGCATTGAGATAGTCATGGAACGCTACGACTCCACCCACCGGAACGAACGGACTCCATGCATTGAAATCCGCTTCTACAAACTGAAAATCGTGGCAAGCGTCGATGAAAAGCAGCCCGATCGGCGCGCCCTCGCGGTCCTCGGCCCACCATTTCGCGGCGTCCACACTGGCACCCTGGAACCGTTGAACACCAGTATCTCGAAATCCAAAGAGAGATTCAATGTTGGCCTCAAACGCCCGCATGTTCTCTGCGTTTCGGTACAGCGGCAGGGAATGCTGCGTCCACAGATCGACGCACAAGACCTGCGCGCCGCTTCCCTCCAGCGCCCCATGCCGTAGGTAACAGGCGGATTTACCACGATAGGAGCCTATCTCCACAATCTGCTGATCGGCAGGAACCTCCGCCGCCAGCTTGGCGAGAAGTAGCCCTTCAGGTAGCCAAATCTTACCCTCTAGCTGTCGAATCTGGTCAATTCTGGGATGAATTGTCGCATCCATTTTTTGCCAAATCCTTCAGGAACTCTATCGCGCGATCAGTCGCCGTACCGAGATTCGGGTACACGTCCTGAATCGCAGCTTTCCGCGCCCGCTGTTGCGGTTCCTTGTCACAAATCGCTTCTCGGACACATTCGTTCAGGAGTTCTACCTCGTTGCATTGAACTCCTACGTCCGCATGTGCCCACCAGCGCAATCCGTGGTGTACGTCGCGGCGGTAGAATGGCGGATTCAGAGTAACGACCGGCCCTCCTACGGCTGCGAACTCGTATAGCGTGCTGCTCCCGTCCGTAATGTACACGTTGGCCCGCTCAATCACGTCGTCAAACGATCTAACCGGTTCGATTCCCATTGACTCATATTGGCGGACTAGTGAATCGAATATGAGAGGGTGCCCGTGCCCGATGACGCGAAACTCGCCCGCCAATCGGGGCAGCGCCGGTTTGAGCCAGGTCCACCCGGAGCGCGTCTCTGGGCAAATCTGCGCGTTCCAGTGCGTTGAGGTACACACTACGGGATTCGTTGAGTTGTGAGCTCTCCTACGCCGGAACGGTTCATCGAGTTTCGGACAGCCCACGATTTCAGAACGAATCCACGGGTAGAACTCACTGTTTCGATTCTGTGTGTAGTGGTTCACCTCCAGAAACGCAGAAACGAGTCGCCGCAGTCCCCGCCCTCCGCTGAATGCCGCATGGCGATTTGAGAATGAGTAGCCGCATCCATGCTCTGTCATGTACAACGGGCGCGCTCGGCCCGAACCTCGGAACGCTCGTTCTAAATCGCCGTACGATGAACAGTAAATCGGCCCCTCTCCTCCTAAATCGTTGTAACCGACACGAGCAATCGCCTTCGGAGAGACTCCCCGCTCCTCCAAATACCCCACTAACTCCGCTGTCACGAGCCAATTTCCGCGCATCGATCCAGGCAGCGCCCGATAAACAGGCAACTGGTGATCGATTAGGTGCGTTCGGCGTGCGATGAAATCGATAGGGTTCTGGAGTTGCGAGGAGTCTCCCCACGGTCGAAAGCGATTGACGGTTGGCGAACTCGCCATCGCATTACGATCCGGCGGGCACGAGCACGGCAATCGGGTAGCGGTTCGCCTCCGTCCCTTGCAGGCGATTCACCGGGTTCGGGACCTGCCAAGCGATTCGCATGACAGCCCGAATCCCCGTCATGTCCTGCTGGAAAAAGTTGTGAATGATTTCCCCCGTGGACGGGTCCTGGATGACCGCCTGATTGGCGAACTCCCAAGTGATATCCTGGCGGAAACACCACACAACCTGCGACCAATCGCCCGCGAGCATGAGTACCTCGCTGGCGTCAACCGACCCGTTGCGCGGGAAAACGATCGGGTTCCCGTCCAAAATGTATTTGGTCGGGTCCTGCATGTTCGGGAGGAAAACGGGCTGCCCGTCCGATCCTCGCAGCCCTCGCAGCCTGGATCGCAGCGCCATTGCGCCAATCGCTCCCGTGACCTGATACCCGTCCTCCTCAACTTTGGAGAAAACCCCGCCCTCGCCGAGAATCTCATCGTACAGGTCGGTTCCGCTACCGAGGGAGCCAACTACCACCTCGTTGCCAGCGGACTGCGCGGCGGTGACGATTTCGGTTGGCCAGGCCACGGGCGCGTTCGTGCCGAAAAACACCGCCGCGTCGAACGCCAACCCCATCGCTTCGGTCAACGACTCGCGAACCAGCGGCCAGAAATCGCCTTCGGCGTCCTCCAGTACCTCATTGTGTACCGGGACAATCGCGGCAAGCTCCTCGGCGACCAGAAACTTGTTCTCCCATGCGACTTTGGTCGTCTGTTTCCAGCGATCCGCGCCTGCCTCGCCAGCGACGAAATAGGCGCTCGCGAGTTGATCCAAAACTCGCATTCGCTGCTGTTTCCGGCTCATGTTCGGCAACTGCCGAGCGATCTGCTGGACGGCGGAACGCTCTACCATCCCCTTGAAAATCTCCGCCGTCACCTCCTCTGGGATGAGCGGGCCGGCCTCGGTCCGAGTCACAACGTCATTGTAGGGCATTACGTCCTCCGCATGGGGCAGGACGCTCGCCGTTCCGCAGGACTGCGCCTAGCGCCTCCCCTGCTTCGATGCGCGCGCCGCTGCTCTGAAAGCATCGGACACCCCCGTTTGACTGCTCCCCCCGGCGCTGCGTTCGCCACCGTCCGCCGATCCCCTGGGCCGAAACAAAACCGGATATTTCTCGCGTACGAACTTCACCGCCTCGGCCGCGTCGCCTTCGTCGTCTGGCGCTAGTCGAGCAACGGCCTCAGCATCCTGTGCCCCAGCCGCCGCCGCCGCGCTTTTCAACTCGGCAACCCGCAAGGCTGATTTGGTCTCGTCGCGCTCTTTCTCCAGGCCCTGAATCCGTTTGGTGGCGCGTTCCGATTCGGAGAGTTTGGCGTTTTCGTGCTCCTGGAGTTTGCCCTGCACGTCCCGCAGTTGAGTGCGGTAATTCGCAGATTCACGCCGGAGTTTGGCGATTTCCTGATCTCTTGGATCGTCGGATTTGCCATTGTCACCCGAATCGGTTTTGCCGTTGTCGCCGGAGGACGCATCATTAGAGGCGTCCCGGGTCTTCTTCTCGGCGTCGGATTTCGAGTTTGCCCCGGAGTCCTGCCCCTGCGAGCCGGACGGGTCCTGCCCGTCCTTCGTCGGATCGTCTGCCACGATTCCACTCCAAACCTGACTCCGCATGAGCGCAGAGTCAGGAGATTGTATCATGGTTTCTGCGGGTGTCAAGCCTCCCCGAGAAACGCACTCTCCGGCACGCCCCACGAACCGCGAGGCGGAACGCGACGGCCTGCCTGAAACGCGGTCACACTGCGAGCATACCGCGTTTCGCCCCATGCTCTCGTTTTCCGGTATCCGACGAAATCACGAAGATTCATTTCGCCGGATTGGTACGCCTCTAGCCCGCGAGCGCCAAGGATTCTGTGCTGCACCGACTCCGGCTGCGCCGCGAGCCAGTCCGCGCCTGTGGGCAAAGGACTCCGCGCATCCGGTGCGTCGGAGAATCCCAAATCGCGCCACGATTTCGGTATCGGAATCATCGTACAACGGCAGGCAGGATGCGAGCCGAACACCGTGCCGATTGGGAAAACCTGTCCGTCCAGCGCCAGGCACGCGGAGCAGGTCCGATCACTCAACGCGGCCGACCAACGCCAGCCGTCCAGCACGTCAGCATTCGCCCCGAACGACGCATCGGACGCCTGGCGGTGCGAGCGCATCATCTCTGTACGAGCAATCAGCAGCGATTTCGACAGCCCCGTTCCCAGAGTGCGGGTTAGCGCCTGGGCAACCTCGCGCGGCCCCAGCCCTCGCACCAGCCCTGCTACTAACTCCACGCCGGCAGAGTCCACCGTCGCCGCGCCGTGACGGAGGAGCACTCTGCGGAGCGGGGAGCCGTCGCCGAGGAACCCGATCTGCGACTCCAGCGCCTCCAGGTCGGGAGCCGCGAACGTGGACATGATGCGCGCGGCCCCGCCTGGCGGTCCTCCCTGCCGCAGTTGCCTGCTCGTCAACTCCTGCGCCGCCTCCAGCGCGTCCCGTAGAGCCGACGATTGCAGCCCCCGAATCTCTACCTCGGCAATCGCGTTGAATCGCTGAATCTCGCGGAGCGACTCTCTCCGCAGGATTTGGTAACGCTCCTGGCGGTACAGCCAGGACGGCGAAAACTCCAGCCCCTCGGCACGTCGGGCAGCTATTCTGGCGACAATCGCATCTAAATCACGTTGCGCTCGCTGGTGAACCTGGGCGTACGACTCCACCATGCGGCGGGCGGCGGCTGCGTCTCTCGCGATTAGCGCCTGGCGGAATCGACGTTCAGCGACCTGGATTTCAGACGTTGCCACGGTCAAAACTCGCCAGGGCTGCCTCGCCTAGACTCCGAGACTCCTCTAACGATTCCTCGAAAATCCGTTCCGCCTGCGTCTCGCTGTAGCCCATTTCGCGCAGAAGCTGTTTCTGCGAAACCCCGATTCGCTTCTTGATTTCGAGCGTCTCCATCCGCGACTTCTCGGTAACGGGAGCCGGATCCGACCAAGCGGGTACGACGCGCGGGAAGTCGGTACGGCCTGTTTCAATCCGTCCGGCGAACTGGAGTACCTCCTCCCACGTCTCGCCGAACGCTTCCTGACGATTCCGAATCTTTTTCTCGAATCGCGACTCCAGCGTTTTGAGCGCCTCGCCGGAAGGGGGGTCGTTCGCCAACAACATGTAATGCAGAGGCGTCCCTGATACGCGCGCGATTTCTATGCGGAACGATTCATGGACAGAGAGGAACTGTGGCAGGTCCGCTGCTGAAAACTCCCCGAACTTCGCTGCCTCACTGGCAGCGTGATAGAATCGCTCCTGCCCGGTTTTGAACGGCGCTTTCTCGTTCCCCTCCTCGTCAACCTCGATTTGAATACCGGTCGCCCAACGCGCGGGGAGTGAGGCGAACTCCATCGCAACCAGCATATCTGCCAACGCTTTGTTCAGCGCATTTTGTAGCGGCAGTACAACCTCAAGTTCCGAGACACCCACCGCCCCAACAGAGGAGTTGTTTGCGAAATGGAATACGGGAACGATTCCATACGGATTGACGATAACCGAGTCAGGCTCGCCGTCAACCTGAAACGGCTTGAACGCCCCTCCGTTGTCTGGAAACTGTGCAGACTCAGTGGCAGCCGTCACGTACTTCCTGATTTCGTCAGGATAGTACAAGTTCATACGGTAAACGTAAGTTGAACTCTTCCCTCTCCGCACTCGGATACACCAGATTTTCGCAGCCCAACGAAACTGCCCCGGCGTTTCCGAATCGTACTCTGGTACGATCCACTCTGACGATTGCGGGTAGATCGAAGCCTGGCGCAGGTCGTCACGCGACGGCCAAACAATCACATACGAATCGCCGGCGAGCAAACCTTCTTTGTGTACCTCATCGGAGCGCCGATCCATCCGATTGCGAGTCCAAATCCTGCGAACCTGTTGAACGTCTCTGTCCTGGAGGAGCTTCTCTTCATCTTCTTCGTCGGGAGTGTGAAACCGGATAATGGACATGCGATCTGCCATTGTATCAACGACCAGAGCGCAGAGATTGTCCGACAGTTTCTGGAACAGCCGACGGAACTCCGCCTCGAATTGGCGACTCGTGAAGAGAAGCTCATGTTTTCCGTAGTAGTACTCACGGAATCGACGATAAACCGGGAACCGCTCGCGTAGGACCTCTAACGCTGTACTCTTGTCCTGCTCTGGTGTCGTAATCGCCATTAGTAAGCCCTAAACGCTTTTCGATCCGCCGTAGACCCCGCCGCTCGCGCGAACGTCAGGCAGAGCGCGTCCGCCCGGTCGGGCGAGCGTCCGCCTAGTGTTGCTTTCATAGCGTCTTTCGGCGAAACCCGCAATTTCCCCTTCGTGACGCTATAGGACGCGGATTTAAGTTCTTCGATTAGCTCCTCGTCAGGCGGTAGCATCGCGCCGGAATCCGTGCGTAGCCACTCGCGGACGGCCCACCAGAGGAAGTCGCGCGTAATCCCGAACTCGCCTACATCCTGGAAAACATCCTGCGGAGCAGACGCCTGCGGCATGACCCGCTCGACTCCTCGGACGCCCTCCCGTTTCAAAATCGGAACGACGCCCGCGCCAACCCCGTTGGCGTCCACGAAGACCGCCGCCGCTTTAACGTCCTTGGCAATCTGGGCGCACCGCGTCCCGGTTGTCAGTATATCCGCCTTGTGCCATGCGAGGAATCTGCCAACGAATCCGCCCCACCGAATACAGGTAACGCTCGCATCGTTGCCGAGTTCCGCCACGTCCTGTCCGACGAACGGCGAAACGCCCTTCGGCGGAAGCTCCCCGTAAACTGCCACGTAGGCATCCCAACGACTCCGCGCCATGTTGATTGACGCGGTGGAGATTAGCTGCTGATCGGAAACGGCCGGATACC